GATTGAAGATGAAGGCGACGAACTTACAGTTACGTTAAAAGACGAAACAGGCAAATGGGCAGGCTCTTGGTCACCTGAGCGCGGAGCTAAAATCACAGCTACTTTTGAAACTGAGAGTAGAGGCAGCTTAGCTACAGATACCATGATTGTAGATAGCTTAAAGACCTCAGGCTCACCAAGAATATTTGAGCTCTCGGCTGTAAGTATTCCTTTAGATAACACCATCAGGCGTGAGCTTAAAACACGTAACTTTGAGAACATAAGCTTAAAAACATTAGGTCAGCAGATAGCCGATGAGGCAGGTCTCAAGTTCTTCTTTGACTGTGAAGATGTGCCAGAATACGACAGGTTAGACCAAAAACGTGAAAGTGATTTGGCTCTTCTACAGCGTTTATGTAAAGATGCGGGCTTATCAGTAAAGGTAAGCGCTCAAACCTGTATCATCTTTGATCAAAAGAGTTATGAAAGTAAGAAAGCTGTAAAGACCTACAATCTAGGTACAAGCCCTATCTTAAACTGGTCGTTTCAGGCTCAACAGTCACAAAGATACAAAGCATGTACAGTTAAATGGCGTGATACTACCAAACGTCAGGATTCCAATAAAGGTGGTTCATCAACTCAATCTGCTCAATCAAAGATTGCTGTTCAGTCATCTCCTGTAGCAGTACAGGCTGATACTTCAAATCCTGACATCTTTGGCTCTAACAATGTAGATACTAAGTCAAAAAAGACATCTAAAGCCAAATCTAAAAAAGGCAATCAAAAGCAGAAAGTTGAAGATCAGGATTACACCTACACTGACGATAGTGTTGAAGAATCAGGTCAAACCTATGTTTTAAAGAAGCGATGCTGTTCTTTAAAAGAGGCAGAGCGTTTAGCTAAAGCCACACTTCGTAAGTTGAACTTAAGACAGACTACAGGCTCTTTGTCTGTAGTAGGTGATCCTCTTATGGTGGCGGGCTCTGTAATTGAGTTAACCGGTTTTGGTTCTTTTGATGGTAACTTCATCATCGAAAGAGCTGAGCACTCAATGGGTCCTAGTGGTTATGTGACATCACTGGATGTTAGAAGAGTAAACAATACATACTAATGAACAACGACTTTTTATCAGCAAATGAGCGCGTATCTAGTTTAGAGAGCACCTTAACAGAGATTATTCGTGTAGGTACAGTAAGCTCTACTAATCCTCAAAAGCACACGGCAAGAGTAACCATCTCTGATGAGGATAACCTTACAACTCATGAACTGGCTGTATTGTGCCGTAATACCTTCAAAAATCACGACTACAATATGCCTGATGTTGGTGATGATGTTCTATGTGTGTTTATGCCTCAGGGCATCGAGGAAGGTTTTATCTTAGGCTCTTTCTTTGCCGGTAATGTTCAACCTCCTACAACGAACCAAGATGAACGCAAGGTAGAATTTGCTGATGGAACCACAGTTACTTATAACCGACAATCACATGAACTTGATGTTGTCATTGCTGATACTCATATCCACGCTGACAGACAAAAGGTTGATGTAACTACCAAGGTTTCTGTGAATGTAACTACAGACGGTACTATCAACCTTGATGCTAAAGGAAATATCAACATATCTTCAAGTGCTAACGTAAATATTACAGGTTCTAAGGTAAACATTAACTAGGAGCAAATATGCCTGCTGTTACAAGAGTTGGTGATACCAATACAGGTCATGACTTATGTCCTCCTGTGTCTTTAGCTTCAGGATCTTCAAATGTATTTGTTGACAAGATTGCTGTAGGTAGAGTTGGTGATTCATATTCAGCCCATGGCTGTATTATCCATATTCCACACTCAGGAGCAATTGCATCAGGTTCTTCTACAGTCTTTGTTAATGGTATTCCTGTAGGTCGTATTGGTGACAGTGTGTCATGCGGTGGTTCTGTAGCACAAGGCTCATCAACAACATTTGCTGATGATGGTAATGCTGAATGTAAAAACAGACATCAGGCAGCATTTACTAAAATGAAAGTAGTCAACTCTCTGCCCTCTGTTGACTACAAAGACAGAGTAACAGCTAAAAAGATAAAAGAGCAGCAAAGTGAGCAAGGTTCATCTTCAACAACACCGGATAAAGGTAACAGCTCTCTTGGTTTAATCATGCCAACTGTAGATATAGTCGTTGATAATCAAAAGTGCACTTTACCAGTATCATCAGTTGATGAGTTTAAAACTATTGTTACTTTACCTGAGATTGCAAGACACATCTCAAAAGTTAAAGTTCCTTTAGCTGAAGACAAGCAAGGCTGGTATTACCTTGCACTGATGTTTGAAAAGTGGATGTGTAATGACGGTTTTGATTTTGAACAGCATCGACACAAAATTATCGAAAATGGTAAAGAAAGGTATGAGCTAGATGATGATTGCTATGATGATCCGTTCTTTATCAAATGGGATTGGTTGTACAAATATGATGCTGTAAAAGAAAAAACAGATGAACTTATAAAAAATGCTACCAATGAAGCCGGTAAGAAAGAACTTGCAAGGATGTTAGCTAAGCAGTTAAAAAATGCTCCTGATTTAACTGAGTTCAATTTTATCAGTAACAGTAATAACAGGCATGTTGGATCTAATAATTTCGCTCCTGTTAATTCTACAGGAAAAACAAGCAATCTATATCCTAATGGTTTGTTTGCTGCAATGGGAAGTTTTAATTTAAAAAGTTTGACTGCAGGAACTCTTGAAAAATTAGATGATAAAAAATACAAAGTTACAGTTAATCAATTAGCTGTATATGCTGAAGATAGTTTTCAGTTTGAAGGTTTTGAATACCTTGGATGTTGGTCAGCTAACCTGTTAGATTTTTTATCGCTTCCACTGGATTTTTATAATTATGAAATTTTAAGTAATAGTGATTTTAGAGACTTTAGAAAGACCTATAATAAGGGTAAAGACTTTGTGGTTTTATCAGACAACCACAAAGTTCAAGATTATGAGCCTGTATCATTTGAGTTTACTGTAGATGATAATTATGAAGTTACTAAAATCAATTAGAGATGCATTAAAAGGATTTTGGAAGAGACATAAATATTGTCTAATTATTTGTTTTACAGTATATGTACTTCTTTCTTGCCCTAAATGGTATGAATACTATGAATTTATTGCTGAACAGCATTATTCACCATATAATTTTTCTGAACTTTTTGTTTTTCCTTTTTTAGAGGGGCTTTGGCATGTTATTGGTTGGACTACGTTGTTCATAAGATATCTAATTAAGGGATATTAGCCAATATGAAGTTACTAAAATCAATTAGAGATGCATTAAAAGGATTTTGGAAGAGACATAAATACTGTTTAATTATTTGTTTTACATTATATGTGCTTTTTTCTTGCCCTGAATGGTACGATTTTATCGTAGATGAGCACTATTCACCATGTTATTTAAGTGATGTTTTTTTTCTGGCCTTTTTTTGTAGGTATTTGGAGATTATTAAGTTTTATTGGGTAAAAATGTTGTTATTTCAAAATTATGGAAACTGTAAATAATGTACAGAAATTGGAAACTGTTAAAAGATATCCTTGAAGAGGCATCTGTTGGTAATTGTACTGTATCAAGCAATGACATTAACGAGCTACAGCATCACATTAAGTTACTTCATGACAGCGGATACCTTAATCTAAGCAATCAAATTAAAAACGACAGTACAGCTCAACAGATTATTGCAAATCTTAATAAGTGCTCATTAACCATGAAAGGTTATGATTTATTGGATTGTATGTATTACAAGGGCTTTGAAAAGGTTATTGAAGGTCTAAACAATCTCAATATCAATGGCCCTTTAGATTTGGTTGTAGAACTAACTCAAAAGCTCATCAAAAAGGATATGATGAATTATCTCTGTTTGGATGAATCATGAAACGTAATTGGACAATAGTTAAAGAAATTCTTGAAGCAATCGAGACTAACCAGATAAAAACTCACTGGGAGTCATTACCTGAAGAACAACATGATCTTGTGCTCCTTCATTATGAATTACTT